TTGTCGCCAAGGAAAGTTGGTCTGCCTGCCTCTACTTCCTTAAAGGTTATAGCTAGAATGCCAGCCCCATACGAGACAAACAAGCAGTCTTCTATGCTGTCCCAGAACTTGTCACCCCTTTGCACAGCGAACTCAAAGAACAAGTAACCATATACAATGATAAACCAAGACTCTGCACGATAGGGATACTCACCAACGACAGCGTAATGTAGTAAGCAGATAGTCACATAGAGGAATAGACCTAAGAAAGTGTGCCCTAGTTGATTAGTTAGCCATCCGTACCAATCACTATAAAAGTCATCAGCCTCTAGCAAACTCATTAGGCCCACACTCTCACTGGTGTTGATATTGTATCAGGGTCAATCAGGGTTATAGGCCCACGGATCTTGCCGTCTTCGTGGTTGTTCCTATCTTGATCAGACATACTGTCACCTAACGACCAAATATAAGCCCATACCGTAGCACTGTTTAAGCCGTTAAAAGCAAACAAGGGGCTTTCCTCATCCTCCTCAGCAACGACGCGACGTAAGGCATCTTTAGTTACTCTGATATTTAGGTGGATGCGCGGGTCATAAACCGCTGGCGTTACTACCGTCATGCCATCTTCAGACATAACCGCTGGCGTCTTTTCAATCGGAACAATAGAACACGGGCAACCATATAATAGCTTGGGCGGCCATGCGGCCCCGAATTCCTCTGGTTCCTGCAAAAGCAACATAGCAGCCAACTCGTCAAGCAAGTCCTGTTCTGTGTCGCCCCTAACGGTAATGTCCCATAGACCCCCAACGAAACGAATAGGGGCATCAAACTGTTGTCCGTATAATTCTAAGGTCTCAGTCATCAGTTGCATCCTCTGTCCCTGCGTCCCCAATCCCAACGTCCCAAAGTGAAACCTCTTGCATGATCATAGAGCCGCCAGTGTATGCAAGCTGTAAGTCAGCGGTTTCAAGGTCGGGAAAGCCCGTGTTAGTGATGTTTTCAGTCGGAGCCGATCCATCCACGGCGATATTAAAAGAGCTTGCCTCGTGACGTGACGCAACATTCATCGGCACATTAATTCCTGAACTGTACACCGATGCGCCTGAGACAACACCACTTGACCCTAACGCTCCAAATTGGAAGACTTTTACCTGTCCAGTCCCCGACGCTGTGTCTATGTAATATTGAATTGAGTTAGACCCAGAAGACCAATACAAAGGCAGGAAACTGCCACCGTCATCAGCATACGTGGCTAAAAACTTTAGGTGTATGCTTAGTTCGTCACCCGCTGGCCAAGAGATATTTTCGTGCGGAATGACTATCTGTTCAGCCGCGCGCGCTACTTGAGAGCCAGTCGCGGGAATGTAACTTGAGGGTGTGGAGCCTTCTTCAAGCTGTGCGTTGGTGACTGTACCGGCAACGGTGACGACCAAAGTGCCCGCGCTTGGTGTGAATGTTAGCCTTACCCTGTTTTCCTCTCCTGCCCCTGTTCCTGATAGTGTGGCAGAGTGCGCGCCCGATAGCGTGATCGACCCTGTGCCAGTGAAGTGCAAAGTGTGGGAAGTGGCAGAGACCGTAACAGATTGTGTTGAGAGGCTTCCACTGTTTAAAAGTAGGGTTGTCCGCGTCTGAGGTTCAATCAGCGTGCCTGCCTTTACCCATGCGCTACCGTCCCAGATGTGCTGATTGCGACGTGGCTTGTACACTGCCGCGCTCTGGTTATCTACTGCAACAAGCTGAGGATCTCCCGCCCAGTACGGGTCAGGATCGTCAACCATGTCAAAATCGTAAGCGCCCTTGATAGAAGCGCCCCACATTAAAATGTCAGCCGTCAAGTCGTCCGTGTCAGCATCAGTAATGCCCAAACGGAAAGAAACGGAACCCGAGGAGTTTGGCGCTATCGGCTCTACTGTCGAAATCTTGCGCCATGTGCTGTCAACCGTAAGAACAGATGTTGCGCCCGTCGTCCCAGCTAAGTTTAGAACTATGTCATACTCTGACCCGTCGTAACTTTTCACCCATATGCCAGCTTCAAAGCCCAAACCCGCTTGCACTGTAAATGATTTATTCAAAGCCGAGCGATTAGGTGAGCCGACTGACCCCCGAGCCATCTGCATTCTAGCGGCTGTGCTTGTTCCGTCAGGCGCAAGCCCTGCGTTGTTTGTAATTACAGGAGTAACTCCGTCCCCTTGCGTCAAAGTCCCCCAACCCGTCGTGAAAGAAAACGGATGCGTAACAATGTTATGAGGACGCCACTTGAGCGAACCATCACTGTCAATCATCGTTCCGTTGGTCGTGGCTGTGGGTTCCAGAGCAGAGTTGAAAGAACTTGTGTTTCCATCTACACGAAAGTAGTTTTCTACAAAGTCAGACACAAACTTAGGCTCAAAACCGTTGGCAGCATAGGAATTAGGGTTGTAGCCAAACTTAATGATGTAGTCTAAGTACCACTTGGCTTCCTTGTAAGTAACAAACCTTTTACCATTCCCAGTGACATACTGGTTGCGTGTGGAATCATAGGTTATCCCCGCAGGTAGATTAGCTCTGATGTAGTTGTTATACTCTACCTTGGGATTAGACATATCTGTTTCCTGTTACTTACTAGATAGTGAACTTGAGTTGGAGTAGGATAGCCTTAGTTTGGGGGCGCTGAAGCCCTTGAGTAATAGTTCTGTTAAGGCCCAGACCATAGCGTCATACCTATCAGGAGACTTCTGCTTACCCATAGGTTCATAGGTAGTCATCTGTGTCTCAAGCTGTGAGAGGCTCGCTACGGGGTCTTCTGGGTTCCTAACGTGCTTAACCTTACCACGCTCATACAGTGAACTCACAGGCTCCGCTCTGGCTATCTTAGCGGTACTTGCGTGAACACCCTTGAGGGGTATGTTAGGGTCAATAGTTCTAAATAGTGTGGGGATAAGGTCTTTACCTTGGTTGCTTTCATAAACAACTCTTGAACACTCATGCTCATGGTAAAGTTCAATGGCTTTAGTGGCCCATGCCTCAGGTAAACCCTTAAAAGAGTAATCACCTAAGATGTAGCCTATGCCTTCTTCGTCTATGCCAGCGACAACAATGCCAGTTAAGTCAGACTCAACATTAGCAGTAATAGCAGGGTCAACAGAGACTACCTTACGCACAAAGGTGGGTAGATCATCTCGACTAACCTGACAGGCATCAATCATATCAGCAGTCCACAGGGCACCTTCGTTCTCCGTTAGGACTTCTGCATATAGCTCCTGCCTACCTAATCGAGTACCTTCGTACTGGTCTTTAACAGCTTGTAGATAGGTATCAGCAAGGTTAGTGGAGTTATCAAAGGTACTACCAGTGGTGATGTGAGCCTTAGGGTCCTTAAGGAGAGACCTAACTAAGACTGTGGATTTAGGAGTTGTGGTGACGCACACTCTAGGGTGACGACCAAGACGTAGACAGAACTGAAGCATGTCCCAAGTCTCTTGATCTTTATTCCAAGCAGCTAATTCGTCACACCAAGCAGCACTAAACTGAGGTCCACGTAGACGCTCTGGTTCTTCGGCTGAGTAAAATTCTACTTTGGCTCCGTTCTCCCAAGTCAATGTACGCTTGGTGGGAGACCATTCAGGGAAACCTAAGGGCTTACCTTTATTTGTTTTGTCGTGCTTACTGCAAAGGCTCAGGAACCCTGATTCACCCTTAACCATAACACGTTCAATATCTGAGTTAGTAGAGGCTACCGCAGCTATACGCTTATGGCCCTTCTTTACCTGATCCCTAACCCACTGAACACCAGTCCATGTCTTACCAAAACCACGACCGCAATTAAGAAACCATACGTTCCAATCCCCTGAGGGTGGTAACTGATTATCCCTAGCTAAAAAGCTATAGTCAAACTTTAGTTCCTCTAATTGCTTCGTGGTTAGCTTACTGAGAGCAGCCCTAACGTCTTCGTCAGGTAAAGACCTTAGGTAGTCTGCTGTAAGTCTATTCTTCTGAATCATCCGAGTTCTTACCAAGCAACGACATCAAAGAATCAACTGCACTTGCAGCCTCTTCCATATCGTCACCAACCTCTTGTACTTGCTCTGTGGACTTAGGGGACCAACCTCCATGAGACCTTAAGTACAACTCTTGAGACTTAAAGGTAGAAGCTGCATCAGGATCACCATTGATAGCTTGGTTAATTACCTTGTCACCAATAGCTGATGTGATTGCAGCCTTGGCACTCTCCATATCCTGACCATAGTATTTATAGAAAGTAGTCAAGGAAGCAGGTGCCATACCATAAGACTGTATGTCAGCAAAGATCTGTTTTACAGGGACACCAGAGCGAGTGAGTTCCTTCACCCTCTTAGCTATCTCTTTGTTTCTCTCTAACTTGTACATCTTCTTACCTTGTTTATAGTTACCCCAAGTAGGAACTTAGGGTCTGCGCTTAAGTTAGCGACAGAACTCTTTGGTACTTAGGTGGGTAGCTTAAGTCCCCGAAACCCTAAGTCTCTATTATTAATATAACGACATAACAATGATAGTATACTTAAGTGGGTAACTTATGTACCCAAACCATACTGAGTAATTATACATTCATTGTAAGAACACTTATGTTCTATACTTAAGTATAATACTTATGTTCCCTCTCTACCATGATTAATAATAACCATCTAGTCTAACACATAAGTATAATACTTAAGTACCCTTATCTATATATAACTACTTTCTCAGAGGATTGTCGCAAAGAAAAATAATTTTTTTTATAAACTGTTGTAAACGCACAACACTTTTTTCTCTCAGGTGTCAGACTGTCGTTAATGAACCCCGTATGGTGCTTCAACATGTCGCATTAAAAACCCTTGTAGTGCTTCAGTTTGTCACA